GGTGGCGCTTCCGAGAGAATGCCCCCCGCGCCGTTATCCAGCTCCAGCCGCGTGAGGCCCCCGTCTGCTCCGTCGTTGCCCACGCCTGACACCAGGTTCTTGACGCCACCGGCGCCACCAGCTCCCACGGTTACGCGCAGCTCCGCGCCAGCTCCGCCCCATTCACTCACGTAGGCATCAAGCAGACGCACACACCCGGAGCCTCCACCGGCACCGCTGTGACTGCCCTGAGATCCGAACACGTTCCAGTAGGCGCCCCCGCCTCCCCCGCCTCCCCCGCCGATGATGACGGCCCGGATCCTGTGATAGGGCTGGGCCCATGTTGGAATCAGGAAAGTGTAAACGCCGGCCACAGGGTATGCGTAGTTCTCACCACGGTGGAGGCGCCGGAGGCCATCCAGGTACTGACTGAACGCGGCCGTGTCCGGGTTGTTCGTAGGAACAATCTGGGCCTCGCTCAGGATGGCCTGCTGAAAGCCAAACAGATCATTGACCAGATCCTCCTCATACGGCGTGCCGTCAGTGTTGCCCAGCGCGGAGATGTTCCGCGCCTTGCCGTAGGGGTAGCCTACCGGATCGGCAGAGTTGATCTGGTTGGGATTGTAGCGATCTTTCGGTGATAGAGCCATCTGACTGGAGTTTCCTTAGGTGTACAATACCGGAGCATCCAGCCCGGCCAACTCGCCCTGACCAAGGACATGAGTGGTGATGATGCTTGAGTTGATTCTTACCACATAAGCGCCGAAAAATGCAGCATTGCTTTCGGCCACCGCGTAGATGACGCCGCCGATAGCGGCGCTTGAAACGCGGTCCTGTGGCGGGAGTGTCGACACTCCGAGGATGAACGGCTCCAGGCTCTCAAGGTGAGCAATGAGCCCCTCCTGGATGTCCGCTTGAAGATCCGCAAGGGTGATCGAAGCGCCGTCAGTGAGGCCAAGCCCTTGGATCTCCACCTCAACAGGAGTGCGCGAGATCCCTAGCGACGTCACGAGCACGCCCGGGGGTGCGCGCGTAGCAAAGCCCTCATCATCAAACAAGGTTGCTTGCTTCACCTCATCCAGCTGGGCCGCCGTGGGAATGCCGTCCGGCTCCGTGGTGGATCGGCTGTAGAGGGTCATGTGGTTGTCTGAGGGTTCGCCGGTGTAGGGGAGCACCAGATCGATCCCGTCCACTTGCTCACCCCAGATCTGATAGTCGACGCGGGCGCCGCCCTGCGGACGCTTCTGAAAGCGCGTGGCTACGCGGTCGCGGTAGGCGGTCTCACTCTCTGGATCGGCAGCCTCCACCAACGGGATGGTGACGGTGGCCACCTGAGCGATGTTCGGCAGCGGGTTGGCAAACTCCAGTTGGTCGCCAAATTCCAGATTGCCGATTGATCCGAAACCAAGGTTGCCCTGATCATCATCCACCGCCTGGACGCGCGCCGTGACGCTCGTGGACAGGAGGGGCACATCCGCCAGGACCGAGTAGATGACACCGGTGTCCTTCTTAAGGAGCAGCGATCCGGCCTTGAGGTCACCCGTTTGATTGAGGACGGTGACACCGATCTCACCCTCCCAGCGCGTGCCCTCCTTGGGGGCTCCCACTCCGATCAGGTTGCCCCACTCCACCAGCGGGATGAACGTGCGACCGTTCACCGTTTGCTGATCGTAGGATGCGAACTGAACGAACAGCTGAAGGCAGACCCAGCCCGCGAACTTATACCCGATGATGAAAATCGCGGCCATCGCGGCCGCTAGCACGCGCGAGAACGACTTGGGGAAAATGGGGATCGTGGTCCCCAGTGACGCCTCAAGCTGTGCAATGATGTTAGCGTTGATGTCTGAGATCTTGGGTGTCTGCTGGCTCATGCTGTGCCCGTCCACTCTCTAGTAAATTTGAGCTGATCGTCCTCACCATCCTTTAACAGAAAATCGATCGTGATGAGGACCCTTTTGACGCCAGTGAGCTGGACGCTGATGAGGATCTTTTCAGCAATGTTCTCCGTCATCCAGTCGAGGTCACGCGCGATCGCGTCCTGCAAACGTCGGAGGTTTCCAGACGTCGCCGGGATTGAAGCCAGAAGTTTCTGGGTCTCGCTCCGGAGTTGGGAGTCATTCTTGGTGGTGATGGTGTTGGCCCACCATTGCTTGTCATCATCACCGGGGAGCCCGTCATCCTCGATGTTGCCGCCCCACAAGGACAGCACGGCAGCGGACTCCAGGCCGTTACCCACTAACAGATCACCACCCTCCAGGGTGACGTCCCCGCCATTCTCTTGAAGCGTCAAAGTAGGATCAGACATGCTAGCTCCAGTTCACCGGTGAGCCCCCGCCTGAGGGCGTGGCGGTTCCGGTTTTCATCCAGTCATCGATGGCCGTGGCGATGTTGTCAGCGGCCTCCTGAGTGTCATCGGTGGTGCCGCTGAACAGCGTGGCCCAGCCCACAGGGCCGGCCGGGGGGACGGCCGTGAACGCTGGCGCCATGCCCGTACCGATGGCTACGCCCAGCGTAGTGAAAGCCGTTTCCATTCCCGGAACCGCGTCCTCAGAAGCGAACGCCGTGGCCAGCGACGACTCAAAAGCCTCCTCATCCGTGGGGAGTAGCGCGGTGACAGGAACAACGGCGGAAACGTAGTCGATGATCTCAGTGCGCCACAGGCCAGCCGCGCCCTCGTGACTGGTGGGCGGGTTGTCTGAGATGCTCTTCATGCCAGCCGCCAGCGCGTCCTTGTCCAGCGCCATCAGGTGCCTCCTGTCGGGGGAGACGTCGGGCCCATGGCCGTGTTGTGCATGTGCGTGGATAGGCCCACGGCCGTGATGGGTGTGACGTCCTGAGCTGTGATCTCACCGGCAGCAGTGACGAAACCGGGCACGGTGACATTGCCCTCCGTGTCGATCTCCACCCCGTTGAGAATGATCTTGGACAGGGGCAGCAAGGAGGAGATCTCCACTGTGCCGTCCCGCTTGCACCACATCTCAGCCGCCAACCCTCCCGGGCCCGCGCGCGAGTACAGCCGCGTTTCACCGGGCCCAGCTTTCCGATCGATCCGGGGATCGTGGTAACCACTAACAACGTCCTCACCGGTCGCCGGCCCGTCATGCGTGGCGAAATAGTCGCCGGGGAGCGGCTGCGCATCGTAGCCGGCCGGCGCGTAGTGGTCCGCCGTCATGGTCGCAAGTCCGCCCGGGTCGCCCTTCACTTCCGGGGGGCGCTCCGCGCCGTTGGTATTCAACGCCCACTCTAGCAGTTCTGCTACTCTTCCCACGGAAACAGCTCCGGCAGTTCCCCCGACAGAGCGCCGGGCAAGATCGTCCTCAGTGTAGCATCGGACCGCGTGGGGGTGAACCTCAATTCATTCTCACGAATCAATAACGGTGACTTGCGATACACCATCGCCTTGGGCGCCAGCAGTGTGATGTATCTGTCAGGCGTCCAATAGGTGGTGGACTGATCCTCCGTGGTCGCCACGTCAATGTCATAGCTGATCGCATCGGCGAACATGCGCCCCATGCGCGCCTCAACCGCCACAGGAACGTCCGCCGGATCCGTGTCGTTTAGCTCATACACGTAGGGGCGATTCACATCGAAGTTGTCCGCCAGTTTCGGGTTCTCGACGCTGAACCTAGAACCCGTCGCGCCCCCCTTGGTTTTCGCGATCCCAGTCAGTGAGCTGTAGTATTCCTGCGTTTCAAAATTGGGAGTCACCTTCACAACCGGCCGATTTTCCTCTAGCGTGGCAATGACGTCATTGGTGTCCGTGTTCGCCACGGTGAACAGGAGATCCCCATCAGGCGTGGAGCGAATGATCAGCCCGCGCTGCTTCGCCAGGTCGATGAGGAACGGCAGGATCTTCTTGCCCGGCTTGAGCTGGACCTTTTCAAACGGCGTGCCCGGGTCCGTGCGTCCTAGCGCATCAATGTCCAGATAGCTCCCGCCACTGTCGAGGTCCAGCACCACAACCTGAGGCTGACCAAATACCACATTGACCCCAAAGGGCTCACAGACCTGTTTCGCGATCTGCTCTAGGGTGAGGTTCTTGAACTCCGTGGGTAGCTGGGACTCCAGCATGGTGACATCATTGAGGACCCCACACTTGGCGTAGGCGTCCACCGTAACTGTCACCTGGTCCGGGCTTACCTGCGGAGTGATGGCCATGCCGGTGCCAACGAATCGAACCTCACCGCCCAGATGCATCACGATTTCCGGGTA